TTACTCGGCTTCTTCTGTAGGTGCTTCAAGTCGAGAAATAAATTTTTCTCTAATTAAGTCCACCAATGCGACCAATCCTGGCGCCTGAAAATACTCTTCCATCGTTACTTGAACACCACCACTTGCGTTAATTTCGCCTGTTGGATCGGTTACAAAAAAACGTAAACGCACTCCTTCAATTCCTTCCTCCGTACTACCATACATAAAATCGACACCTGACACGCGTAAATCTAACTTTTCTACTCCTAACATTATTCATCATCTCCCTTTTCTTCTTTTGCTTGCTCAAATGCTTCTACAACCAAAAAGTGTATCTCTGCATCTTCGTTAGACAACTTCTGATCTAAATTCATAATGATTCCTTCTAATGTTTCTAAAGCTTGCTTGTAATTCGGATTGTCAATTACAAATGATTCCTCAAAGAGTTTTTCTTGCTGCTCCCGAAACTCTGTAGCGGACTCTTGATCCTTTAAACGGAAACCACCTCCCTCACTTCGTACCAGTTCACCCTTTGAATCCACTTCTGCATGAGCTTTAAGCAACTCGACCTCTTCAGCCACAATTTCCTCATGCTGCTTTTTCAGCACATTCACAATACGCATACGGTGAATATTCTCCACACCAGATAATTCAATCCCAACTAAAAACTTTGCTACTCTATCTAAGTCCTTCTTCAAAATTGTAATCATGCAATCCGCTCCTCTAATTCGTTTATTTTTCTTTTTAACAACTGGTTTTCAAGCTCTAAAAAAGACACTCGATCAACGGTGTCTTCTAATTTAATATCTAGTTCTTGAACCGCTTTTACGGCATAGAATAAAACTCTTCCATCCTCTACACCTAAACCATCTTCTGTTGCAACGCTTGGACTATCCTCTGAAATGACACCTATATTTAATCTCGGATTCGCTATGCCTGAATTCGGTTCTAAATCAGCTTTCATATAATAAGTAACGATGTTCAAATCCTTCATTACATCAAGACCGCTACCAGAAAACTTTTCAATCTGTGTTTTATACGTTCTTGATGAACTCCTTGCAAATTCACTCGCTCTAATCCGTCTATAGTTAGGCGAATCGTTATTACGAAATGCGGCTGAAGTGACACGAACCTCATTACCCGGTCCCGGAGCTAAATACAAATTGTTACCGCCATTAACTCGCATTGTGTTTGCTCGGATATCTCGGCAAGCAAGATCTCTATAATAGATAGGTGAGTCTGTAACACCGTTAAAATTCGTGATACGAAGCTCGTTATTGACTAGAGCATAGATATTGTTCGTTTTAGCTCTTATGTGCCCCTCGTACCAATCGTACGTATGCAGCCTTTTAGCGCTTAACGATCCTGTACCTTTATCACCGTTACCATTTGTCGCCCACAGATAAGGTTCGCCAGCCGAAGTTTTCTGGAAGCGTAATCCGCTACCGAAATTCGTATTTGGTGAACCATATGCAATCCATCCATCAGTATCGCTCGGACTATCGTTATTTTTTACGCCAAACTGATAATGGTTGTTACCAGCTCTCCTGTCATCCCTTGGCATAATTGTTACTACACCGCGTGATGATATTATTTTTATATCCCTGTCAGCGTCTAAGATGATATCTCTTAGCTCTGTTTTAATTCCTATGTTCCCTCTGTTAGAAAACAAAGTGAGTCCGCGGACAGTTGGTGTATTCCAGCTATCCCCGTTATACATATGACTGAAAAACTCTATGACACCTGACCCGTGGTTTTCATAGTTGGCATTCTCGTCATCATATCCACGAAGAAATGTCGATAAGCCAAAATCAGAGAAATAAAGGCGGCGGTCTTCATTGATGTTTTCAGCCATGAAATAGCCATCTGATGCTCGAAGTGATACGGTATGCGTTTTGGTTGATCCGAACCATGTTCGAGTGTAACGACCGCGTGAATCAAAATAACCACCTTGTATGGTGGTTGTGTTGTTCCCGTTTGTGGATGTGAAGATCGAACCTGTAATGTTTACAGCATTTAAATTAATCGATCTAATCGTACCAGCCGTGATTTTATCCGCAGTTAAACCAGCTATCTTGGCGCTTTGGATTGTTGCTTCTGCAATATGAGCATTTGTGATGATGGCTTCTTGCAAGTTAGCGCGTGTGATCGATGCATTTGCAAGCGCAGCGTTTCCAGCGGTTATTGATCCAGCAGCCATCTTGTCGGCTGTGATAGCTCCATCTACGATCAATTGCGCATTGGCACGTCTTCTGACAATGATGTTATCGAAATACATTGAGTTATTAGCACCAGCAGGATTGTTCCACGTAAACCAAATTCGCACATAAGCAGTGTTTGACGGAACTGTAAAAGTTCCGCTTATTGTAACCCAAGATGAACCTGCATTGTTAACACTTGCTACGACTAAGTGAGTCAACGCCCCTTTTTTGGCATCAAAGGTTCTGAAACCGATGCGTGGTGACCTGTTGCCGCTCGTATTGAGCATTCTCGTTTCGGCTTCGATATACAACTGTTCACCTGGTGCGACTTTAATGTATCTTTCTTGATAAACGTCTACGTTACCACTAGCCCTAGGTTCAACCCTCATAGACTGATTAGAACCGTTCCCGTTTGTCCAACTTCTCATATCTTGTACTCTGATATTTGTGCCACTAAACCATCCTAGCGGTACAGTTTCTGGTTTATCGTCTTCGAAATCGCTATTATCTGCTAAGTTAGTAAAATCACCAACATTAAGCAATCTAGTGTCAATTTTGACCTGCTCCGGTGTCAGGTTAATAGCACTAATAATGCCATCTCTTGATACTTTTTGAGTGATCTGATCGGTTTGAACCGATATTTCCCCCTCTGCCTTGGTCATACGTCCGGCAATACCGTCAACTTCTGTTTTCGTGGCTCTCAAGTCAATGGAATCAGCTTTTTGATCAATTGCCGTTTTCTGGCTGCTTAATTCGTTTGCAATAGACTTAGATTCAGTAATATCAACAATTTGTATATCATCGACCATTACCCAACCCTGTGTTTGGTTCGTGACCATACGAACATCAATTTCATTGACATCACTAGGAACGCGAAACTCCCATTGGATTTGCATCCATTCTGTTTGGGCGCCGCTCCAACCTCTATCTCCTAACAGCCCACCCGTGATCCTGCCAATACGGAGTTTCTGGTTGTTGGCTGAGCCGTTGGCATTCGCACTAGTTTTATACCAATAGGAAATACGCAATAAATTCCCCGGCGTTACAACGATAGGTGTTGTTACTGAGTGATTTCTAGTACCAGACGAATTTTGGGCAAAATACAGCGATTTACTGCCGCTTTTGCTATCTGTTGATCTCACTTCCCCATTCCCTGTCCAACCAACGCCACCTGCTTCGAAACTACCATCCGGGACAAGGTTTGTACCACTGCTTGGTGCGCTCTCTATACGTTCAATTGAAGTGCCAAATCGTTCGGCAGTTAACTCTAAAGAACCTGTTTTGTCGGTCAACGAGATAACTTCGCCTGTTAAATCATCAACCTTTGTAGTTGTGCTACTAACATTTCCACGTATACCGTTTAGATCAACAGCAAGCTCGGACATTTTTTGCGTGTAAACTGAGGTGTCGAGTTTATTGCTCTCGATACGATCAACTTGGTCTTGGGAAGCTTTAGCAGAAATAAGACCCGGTAGGACCTCTAAAGAAGTTTCTGTTCTTGTTGTACGCTCTTTGAGTGTGCCTATATCTCCGGCAATATCTTCCGGCGCAAAATCCCATTCAGTGGGTTTAGTGCCGCGTTCCAATTTTTCTTGCTTTATTTTAATTTGATAGGTCGAAGTCCAACTAACGGGCATTATTCTACCCCTTAATTCTGTGAAGCCTGAACCAGTTGTGTCGTTCGGAATAATAGCAGAGAAATGTATTCTCCCATTTGTAGATACCGCCTGATCAACAGCAGACGAATGATTCAAATAAGTCCCATCCGCTCTAAACCAATCAAATCGAAGTCTCACCCGTTCGCCGTTCGGAATGTCTTGTACGTAAACACTCATAGTAACTGGATCTCCAATCGAAAGTGAAGCCCGATCCATAGGTACTCTAAATAACGACGCATAACCCCATTCCCCGACGTTTATAGATTTCAAGTTTTGAGAAGAGCCTATTATTAAGTTCCGACCGCCAATTTCCATATTCCCGAAACTTGTTTCCAACGTCGTTAAGTTGAAATTAAAAGCATCCGCTCGTTGCTCTAAAGTGGAAGTTCTGGACTTAACCCCTGATACCTCACCAGTAACAGTATTAATGTCTGTCGTATGGTCTGAAACCTTTGTATTAATGCCTTGTATACTGGCGTCAATGCTTGTCATTCTTTCTGTATATTCGCCCGTATCAAGCTTTTTATCAAGGTCGCCCTCAACGCCTTCAATACGCAAGGATAAACCAGTATCTAATATTTCCAAATCTGTATTAATAGTTGATATACCGTCATTTATTGCATTGATTTGATCATCAGTTGTTCCAAACTTGCCATCAACATAACTTAGTCCTGCTTTGTCCGCTAGATCCTTGCGTATGTCGCCTTCAACACCGTTTATCACCTCAACTGCATCAGTAAACTTCCCGTCCACATAATTAAAGCCAGCCTTATCAGCCAGCTCTTGATTGATATGATTTTCAACATGCTGAATTTCTTGATCTGTATAATTGCGCGTATCCCGCTCGACTTGATCAAAAACCTCTTGCTTAATTTGATCGATGCCTAGCGATCCGTCTGCTATGATTTGCGCTCTTTCAGACAAACGACGCAACTCATTGGCAATATCTTCTCCAAACAAAATGTCATCAGACACAATTCGCGCTGTTGTCGCACTTATTTCCTCTGAAAAAGCAGAGTACGTTTCATGGTAATTAAAAGCTCGAACTCTGAAATAGTATTGCTTGTTTGCCTCTCCTTGAAATACATAGCCATTTGCTCTTCCACGGTAAACAAGCGTTTCCGGTGTACCAGCAAATCCCTCTACCTCACTAGCGTACACTTCGTAACCAGCTACATAAGTGTTCAAGTAGTTATAATCCCATTCAACCATTACTGCACTAAACAAACCTGTCGCCATTACATTTCCTGGTGTTTCAGGAGGGATATCCGGAAAAGAACCCGGGTTAATGGGGCGGCCTGCTTTGTCCCAAACGTGCGCGTTCTCTTTTACTTTTGCTACAACACGTTGAAGTTCTTGATTGGGATCAGAAAAGAGCGGTAAAAATTCACCGAGCACAATTTCATCATTTGTTGGGTCAAGCAAGTCTCGCTTTATTTCAATGATTCTTGTGCGTTCTTGAATTTTTGGATACACGTCATCATCCAGTACCGCCACTGTATCTCCAAGGTGTACACGTTCATGTTCATAAAGCGATAGACGGAACAAATCGATTACTTTACCTGCGTAATTCACCAATGGAGAAGAGGTCGACTCCAAGTATTCAAACGTCTGTTGCAGTAACTTTTCAGGATCCTTCTCATCTGATTGTTCATAAATGCCATAGCGATGTCGTTTGCCGTTTTGGTCTGTTCTTCCCCAAATAAGACGGGCGTGTTCGTCCCCAATCCAATCTTGACCTTTTGGTTTATCCACAGGGTCTCCATTTTCTTTTTTCCAAACTACGTCTTTAAACGTTAACGGTTCACCAGAATCTCCATTTTCGTTTTCTTTAGGCTGACCGTACCCTCTAATAGCTGTTTTGACTCCTGTCATGTCAACGGTGCGCTCAATTTCCTTTACATCTTTATCGTATTCAAACCGCTTCCCCGTGTCGTTTCCTCTTCGAGACAAAATGTCGATGTACCGACCTGCAATTTTGTTTCTGGAAATAGAGACGCGGCATTTTACTTCGCCATGCCATGTATTAAGCAATTCATTTAAAGCGCTTTTTACATTCGAGCTTTCAATCTTAAACGATGCCTCTCCAAGCGCAGAGACTTCCCCTTTTTGCCAACGGGTTGACGAAAGTAAATAATCCAATACTTTATCAGCACTTGCCTTCTCGAACACAGCACTTTTCACATATTCATCTAATAATTCATTGATTGCATGCTCACAAATCGCTGTCTTTAAAGCAACATCTCCGTGGTTATCCTCAACAATCGCAATTTCAAACAATTGGAATTCGTTGTCGTCTTGATCACAAAATGCAACCAAGTTCCCCTCCATAATTCCAAAAGCATGATCGCTATTAGCTAAAACAGTAAATTCTAGCGAATGAACATTATTTAATTGTTCTGTGTGAATCGCTTCTACCACATGCCGTTCATCAAGAACGGCAAGCAGTTGCTCTTCACTATTAAACACGAATAGGTTCATTAATTTCCCCCCTTCCTTTGCTTTAGTACCATTTTTCGTTAAAAACGGCTTCTATTTCTACATTGTCTGGTAAATTAAAATGGTTTTCTCCTTTTTTTAGGAATAAGTCAGTGAATCGTGACCGTAGATCCAGAATTGGCATCGCTAGCTCATCATTGTGACGAATTAACCCCTTTTCCGTATCAATCCAAACCCGATCTCCACTTTTAAACGATCTTATTAATCGGAATGGTTTGTTGTCTTTTTCAATGACAAAATCTGATGAGTCTTCTTCAAATAATATGGCAAAAATAGGCATTGCTTCTGCTGATGCTTCATAATTAATCGTATTGTTTTCGCTATTTAATTGAACCTGCTTCTTCAGACCTGTACCCATAGGTTCAGAAATTTGAAAAATAATCTTGCCTGTCTTCAAAAGCCCTTTACCAGAGAAATCGGTAAAATCAGAAACAAATGCTTTATAGGAAAGCTCTGGTTCATCGAAGAATATAAGTTCTCCTTCTTCCAAAGCCAACAATGGGGCCATCTCTCGCATCATTTTCCTTTGTTCTTCATAACTTTCCGAAAGCATCAGTACGTCTATTTCAATTTGGCGTTCCTCCCAACGCTTATTTGCAGGTATCACACCATTTTTCACTTCTACGTTTGTCACTTTGCGCGGTGGAAGTACTGCCCGATTATCCCCAAGAAGTTTTAACCACTTCGAAAAATTAACTCCATTAAATGAAAACCAAGCATTCATTCATTGTACCCCCTCTCATTAATACCGTCCTCTAGCACGTACTGCCATTTGGCCTCGCCGCCCAAATTCTGCATCCATAAACGGGGCAGTCACTTTTGCGATCTGTTTGCCCTCAAGATGTACGGGGACTTCAACTGTCATTCGCTCAAAACTAGAATTTTGAGCGTTTGAACCAAGGCTTTGGTCTAAACGATCAAGACCTCTGTTAACAAGAGAACCCGCTCCTTGAATATCTGGAAGTGCTAATGCTCTTGTAAAAGCACGTTCGATTGTCGGTATATCATCGTTAATTGAATCTTTAATAGGCCCACCAAAATTTAATCGATGAATATCCTGAAGTGGTCCTTCTTTCGCTGGTGAGAACGGTAGAAAGTCGCGGACTTTTCCGGCGACATCCGAAATCGCGCCAGTTACAGAACTGATTGCACCGCGTATACCATCTGCAATGCTATTTACAATGTTCTTTCCTGCCTCTTTAAAACGACCGACGAAGTTCATGACAGCATCCAGCGCTCTTTGAATACCATCCGAAATTGCTGTGCGGATATTAGTCATTGCAGTTGTTACACTTGTTCGGACTGAGTTAAAAATATTCGTAAATGTAGAACGAATAGCGTTTAACCCTGTTGATACAGCGGAGCGCGCCCCTGAAATCCCAGTTGAAATGAACGATCGAATAAAGTTGATTGCAGTTGTTACTACGCTTTTCACTGTATTAAAGATCGTTGTAAAAATGGTTTGGACTGTATTTAGAGCTGTTGAAATAACCGTTCGCACCATGTTCATTCCTGTTTGTATAATCGTACGAATCAGGTTTATCACAGTCGTGACTGTTTGTGAAATGGCAGAAAAAATCGTCGTAAAGATTGTTCGGACAACGTTTAAAACAGTCGTAATAATCGTGCGAATCATTGTCATTCCTGTTTGGATTATCGTTTTGATTACATTGATTACAGTAGTAACAATAAGCTGAATGGCTGAGAAAATCGTTGTAAAATACAGCTTAACGATGTTCAAATAAGTTGTAATTACAGTTTTAATGAAACTCATTGCACTCGAAATAAAGCTCATAATAAAGTTAATAACGGTGCCAATTACTGTACTAATGGCATTCCAAACCGTTGATATAACAGATTGGATAGCTGGCCATGCTGTTTGCATTAAATTTGAAATGAACCCCATTACTGATTGGACTACAGACCAAATTGTTTGAAACACCGTCTCTATAAGCGGACCAATGAAGGTAAGAGCCGTTGAGACAGCTGATTTAATTGTTTCCCAAACGGAAAGAACCCCATTTTTAAATGTCTCATTTGTATTCCACAAATGAATAAATAAAGCAACCAACCCTGCAATTGCAACAGCAATGAGTCCAATCGGTCCAAGTGAGATCCCAAGAACATTTGATAGAGCTTGAATCGTGCCAATGACGGACATAATCGATTCTTTCAACGGACCAACCGCTTCAAGCGTTGACCCCATTCCGCCAACAAGTTCAAAGAATGCTTCACTCCAATTTCCTTCAGATAAACTTGAACTAATGGAACTGAAACTTTCCGTAATACCAGTAGCAAAATTGGTTGCTTGCGTTTGTACCTCTGTTAATTGTGTGCCTAATGTGGAAACAAGTTGTCCCGCTTCACCAATTTTCGCTGTATCAATTGGCAAGTTAAAGGAATCCATTGAAGATTGGATTCCACTAAAAGAAACACCCATTTCTTCGAGCGAGCTTTTCAACTGGGAAACTTGCTGTTTCGAAGAGGCCATGCTTTCTGTAAGGCTAACAAACGCTCCACCCCAATTTCCCCCTTGAATCTGACTATTGATTGAACTGAACTGTTCACTTATCCCCCCCGCAAGATTTGAAACTTCAGAATGGACTGACCGCATTTGCGTCTCTAATGAACCTAGCTGTTTACCTGCCTGTTCCAATTGCTCAAAACGAATATTAATTCCTAAAGCTTTTCCGGAAAATAAATCCATTACCTTGCTCCTTTCCACTTGCTTGCCTCAACTTCCATATTTCCTTCATCCCATTCGGCTACACTACGGTTCTTTTTATCTTGCACGAACCTCCGAAATGCACTATCTTCCGGTAGCCCGCGGACAAAAACCAAGAACCGCCTCCAGGAAAGGCGGTTCTCTAAACCATCTCTTGTTAAATTCAACCTGTAAAAACGGTAAAAATCGGCTTCAAGAGCTGCCCAAGCCCAAATAATTATCCTTGAATCTTGGTTTTTTTTTGAACCGTGTTTGATGTAGCCGCTGAACCTTTGACATCATAACCCCATAATTTCATAATGTCAGGTACTACATGCTTAAAGACGAAATTTACACCTGCATTTGATTGTTCTAAATGTTTAAGAAACTCTTTTCCTAACATTAACTCGATAAAGTCGTACATTTTCTCTTCTGGTACGGCCATTTGTGTCTTGCCCTTTACCTTTTGTACGCAATGGCGAAAATAGAAGGTCGCAAATTGAAACGGCATTTCCGTTGGAATTTCAAATAAATTTCCGGCGAATTTGACATATTGGTGTTTTTGCTCGTTTAATTCCTCTGCTAAAGCATCATCATAATCAGCTACTAACTGTTCTTGCTGGATTTGCGAAAGCTCTTCGGCTTTTTCATTAAGAATCTGCAAGCGGTCCGTTGAGTTATTCGCCAACATCTGCACCACCTTCGTCGATAATTAATTTTGTATTAACACGAAACTCCCCTGAGAACGTATAGATACCTTCCGATACAGAACCTTCCTCTTCATAAGTTGTAAAAAACCCTGTTAATGCATAACCTGATCCGCTCGCATCTGTATGTTTAATCACAGCCTCTTGTCCAAGTTCAGATACACGCTTAAGCTCTGATTGTCCATCATCTTCCAGCAGCGCAATCCCCTCCATTGAAACTGTTTCACCAACTGAAGCAGCAATAAATTTTTGACGAAAAACGCCGCCGCCTTCTACTGTATCACCAAGACCTGTTACATCCGCTTCTTCTACTTCAAGCGAGTGTGTAAATGATGTTAGTTTCGCTACGATTTGTCCGTTTACTTCAACGCGTGTTCCTGCAAATTTTTTCTCTGACATTATTAATTCCCCCGTTTAGATCAATTTTTTTTGGTGCCGGCACACCTAACGAATGTCGTAGTTTGGTTTTACCTAACCTTGCTACACTACTATCATAATACAGAACAAATGTTCTGTCCTGTCATCTTTCTGCCATTATTCTGCCATTGATTTGTGTTAGTATAGACTTATAAAATAAAACAACAAGAATGATAGATTAATAGTTCTTTTTTCACATCGGTAGCCTAAGATACGGAGGAAAAACTATGAATAAAAGATTTAAAGGACAAGGTTCTTCTCTATTTGTTGAACATGACAAAATTATATTGTCACATGGCAAGAATAAACAATTAACTAGTAAATCTAAGCCTGAAATAGAAATATTCTATTCAGATTTAGATCGGTTAGTTTTAGATAAACCAGGACTCTTCTCGGGATATTGTTATTTTCTAAGAAAAGGATACGAAATTGATTCAATGAAAAAAACGGACATTATGGTGGATGAATATGCTATTACACTTGCTTTTTTTCCACAGTATAAACAGTTTTTAAAAGCACAGGAATTAATTAATCAACATATAATCCGAGCAAGGCAAGAAAACCCTAATAAAAATGTAAAAAAAGATAATCAGAGGAAATTAGTAAGCGAACTGCTTGATAATTCCGATAAAAACATTGAGTTTAAAGGATATTCAGGCAGCATTTGTGTAAGTGCTCGGTCAGTCATCATTAAGTACAAACCAATTTTACATAGAGGGGGAAAAGGTTCAAAATCAATTGATATTGGCCGAATTTCGAGCATATCTATTTCAAAACCTTCCATAACAAGTGGAAAAATACAGATCTTTTATGAAGGTTTTTCAAGCAGAGGATATAGAAGTTTAAATGAAGAACCAAACGAAATAGCTATTACCAACATTAATCACTACAATCAAATGGTCGAGGCTAAGGAACTAATTGAAACACTGCAAGCTTATTATACGAGCGAAGGTCTTTCACTACAGCAAGTTGTAGATTCTTCCCCCGCCGACGAAATTCGCAAATATAAATCCCTTCTTGATGATGGAATTATTTCAGAAGAAGAGTTTGAAAATAAGAAACAAGAGTTGTTAAGGTAAACCACTTAAAAAGGCACAGTTGTCGCTGCACCTTTACTTTCATTCCAGAGGAGAACTTTCATCTTCCCATACGACAAATAGGTAAAATGCAATTTCTTAGATGCACTTTGCTATATTCAGTAAAAAGAAGATTGTTAGGAGGGATTATTGTTGGATAAACAAACAGTATTTAAAGGTCAAGGTTCTGTTCTTACTGTAAAAGATAATAAAATTACCATTAAACATGGGAAAAGAAGACAATTTGCTGATAAAACTAAACCTATTATAGAAGTAGATATCACAGACATTGATTCAGTAGTAATGATTAAACCTGGCATAACCTCGGGATATTTTTATTTATTAAGAAAAGGACATTCAATTGGTACATTATCTAAATTGTATATCTTGGGAGATGAATACGCAGTCGCACTCCAATTTAAACCTCACTATAATAATTTTTTAAAAGCAAAGGCATTGATGGAAGAGCAGCTTATATCCTTACAAGATCACACAAAAGCAGATGTTTCAGAAGCTTCTCGCCTTTACAATACATTACTTATTAATGAAGAAAAGACTCTAACATTTAATGGTCAAACTGGAAACTTAATCATTAGCCTTACTTCATTGACGTTCGAATATAATCGTCTTCATGCTGGGGCCTCTGATAAAAAAACAATAAGCATTGATAAAATCAGCGGTATTTCTTTATCAAAACCAGGGTTTTCTTCTGGGAAAATCAAAATTAACTACGAAGGGTTTCAGCGTAGAGGCTTTGGAACGTTAAAAACCGATGAGAATGAAATATGGATCTCCACTATTAGCCAATATAATTCATTACTAATCTTAAAAGATTTGATTGAAATTATACAGAGTAGCGCAGACCATGTATCAGACTCTAATCTCTCACTGTCATCCGCCGACGAAATTCGCAAATATAAATCCCTTCTTGATGATGGAATTATTTCAGAAGAAGAGTTTGAAAATAAGAAGCAAGAGTTGTTAAGGTAAACCACTTAAAAAGGCACAGCCGTTGCTGGGCCTTTACTTCATTCCAAAGGACTCTCATCCTCCCATATAGCGAACAAATAACAAAGCTTCTCAAAGGCTTTATTTTTAATTCGATAGTACTGCCGTTCGCTAATTAACATGTCCATATACACTTGATAGTCAAAACGGTCACTTTCTTGTAAATAGCGACGCACAATAAGCTCTCTTTCCGTTGAAGCTAGCTTATTTACACAGTCCTCAATCATTAATAAAAAGGCTTTCCGTTTAGCTGCGGCGTCAATATTCTTAATGGCTGTTTGTTCAGTCGATGAGAAGAAAGAGCGTGGTCCGCTTGCAGGAACCAATTGAAAACTTTGTGTGGTTTTCGGTTGTTCCTCATATGAAAAGGTTAATTTATATAAGTTATACTTTGAAAGCTTTTGTTCTACGTACCTTTTTTCTTTTTTATTCATTACAATCTCCCTTCCAAGCCAGATACTTCGTTTTATAAAGAGAGAAAGTAAACAAAAAAACAAAAAATACGGGAATTTTTTAGTATAAAAAAGTGCTCTACCTGTTACAAAGGAGAGCACTCTACTATTATGCATTAAATCTTCCTAAAAAAGATTGTAACCGGTCTGTCTTTGGGTTATTAATAACATCATCTGGCGTACCTTCTTCTGCAATTTTTCCATTATCAAGAAAGAAGACGCGGTCTGCGACATCGCGAGCAAAATCCATTTCGTGAGTAATTAACATCATCGTTGTTTCTCCTTCAGCCGCAATATCACGAATGACTTCTAACACTTCTCCTACAAGCTCTGGGTCAAGTGCTGCCGTCACTTCATCAAATAACATGACTTTAGGTTGCATAACTAGAGAGCGAGCAATTGCAACTCGCTGTTGCTGACCACCAGACAATTGGGAAGGATACATATCAACTTTGTCCGATAAACCTACTTTCTCGAGCATTTTTTTTGCCCGTTCTTGGGCTTCTTGCTTGCTTAATCCAAGTACGTGAATCGGTGCTTCTGTGCAATTTTTCAAGATCGTCATATGAGGAAACAAATTGTATTGTTGGAATACCATGCCGATATTCCCTCGAACTTTACGTAAATGTTTTTCATCCGCAGGAACAAGCTTACCATTTACTTCTTTATGCCAAAGCATCTCCCCGTCAACTTCAATTGTTCCTTCACTCGGCTGCTCAAGTGTCATTAGCATCCGAATAATTGTCGTTTTTCCCGATCCTGATGGACCAATTAACGCAATCTTTTCACCTTGTCTAACATCAATATTTAAATCGTTTAATACGATCGTATCACCAAAAACCTTCTTTACATTCCGATAACGAACAATGACATCTGCTAAATCTTGCTTAGCAATCACTTGTTCTTCTTGTTCTTGTTCTAATACTTCACTCAT